TTGGTATTAATTCTCACGGAGGGACATCGACTATTTGGGATATAGAATATTTTATACAACGAACACAAAACGGAAGTTTATACTAATGAAAAAAAGAATGAAGGCTACACCAAGTTATTCTTCACCTAAGGGTGGTAGCAGAGGCTGTCTTTGCAAAGATGGTAAAACGTATTCAAGAAAATGTTGTGATGGTTCTTTACAGGCTCAAGGAGTTGGTAATGTGACTGGTGACGGAACCTAAAAATGCAACACTTTAAGATTAATAAGTAATAATTATAAACATCAATTTTTTAATATGAAAGCAAGTGAAATCGTTTCTAAACTAAAAGACGTGCTTTTATCTTCTACTGAAGAAGTGGAAACCCAAGAACTTGCACAGGAAGAAGTGCAGGAAGAATTACAACTTGAGGGAACCACTGATGAAGTACAAGAAGAGGTACAATTAGAGGAAGCTCCTGAAGTGGATGCTTCTGAGGAAGTTGCTGCTGAAGAGACAGAAATGTCTTATGCAACTAAAGAAGAATTAGCCGAAGTTAAGGCTATGGTCGAAAAACTTATGGGTCAATTAGAAGCTAAAGAAGAGCCTAAGCAAGAAGTTCCTCAAGAACTTTCTGCTGATGAGCAACCTTTAACCCACAGCCCAGAAAATTCAACAGAGAGCAATAATTTGCATCTGTACTCTCAAAATGGCCCACAAACAACTCTTGACCGGGTATTATCAAGATTAAGTAAATAAAAAGTCTAAAAATTAATATTTAAAAAATGGCAACAACTACATCAATTACTACTACTTATGCAGGTGAGTTTGCAGGTGAATATATCGCTGCTGCTTTACTTGAAGGTGCTACTATTTCTAATGGTGGTATCACTGTAAAACCTAACGTGAAGTTAAAAGAGGTTATCAAAAAAGTATCTACTAACGATATCGTTAAGGATGCTACTTGTGATTTCGATCCTACTTCAACTATCACTCTTACTGAAAGAATCCTTCAGCCAGAAGAGCAACAAGTTAACTTACAGCTTTGTAAGAAAGACTTCGTTTCTGATTGGGAAGCACTTTCAATGGGGTATTCTGCTCATAGCACTATGCCTTCTAAATTCTCTGATTTCTTAATTGCTCACGTTGCGGCTAAAGTTGCACAAAGAACTGAGCAATCAATCTGGGCTGGAGATACTTCTACAAACGGACAATTCAACGGATTCAGTACATTACTTTCTACTGATGCTGCTTTACCTACTGCTAACGAAGTTACAGGTACTACAGTAACTGCTGCTAACGTTATTGACGAATTAGGTAAGATTGTAGACGCTATTCCTTCTGCACTTTACGGAGCTGAAGATTTACACGTTTACGTTTCTCAAAATATCGCTAGAGCTTATGTAAGAGCTTTAGGTGGATTTGGAGCTTCTGGTCTTGGTGCTGCGGGTACAAACTCTATGGGAACTCAATGGTGGAATAATGGTTCACTTTCTTTTGACGGTGTTAAATTATTCGTAGCTAACGGTCTTGGAGATAATACTGCTGTTGCTGCTGAGAAATCTAACTTGTTCTTCGGTACTGGTCTATTATCTGACCACAACGAAGTAAAAGTTATCGATATGGCTGATCTTGATGGTTCTCAAAACGTTCGTATCGTAATGAGATTTACCGCAGGTGTTCAGTATGGTATTGTTGATGACATCGTAACTTACGGTATCGTTAACGCTGCTAACTAATAAATTAATTAATTAACTTAAAGGGGTGGGTGAGCCTAGAGCCTACCTACCCTTTTTTAATACCTTAAAATATGGCTTGTGATTTAACTAAAGGTAGAAAAGAACCCTGTAAAGACGTAGTTGGTGGTCTTAAGGCTGTATATTTTGTTGATTTTGGTGATTTAGGTACAGTGACTAAAACGAATGACGAAATTACGGATTTATCAGGAACTTTTTCTGCTTACAAATATGAATTGAGAGGTAATAGTAGCTTTGAGCAATCTATCACTTCATCAAGAGAGAATGGTACAACATTCTTTGAGCAAACTTTGAATTTAACTCTTAAGAAACTCAGTAAAGAAGATCATAAAGAGATTAAGTTATTGGCATACGGAAGACCTCACGTTGCAGTAGAGGACTATAATGGAAATGTATTCCTTATGGGACTTGTTAACGGAGCTGACGTATCAGGAGGAACAATTGTAACAGGTGCTGCTATGGGGGATTTGAGTGGGTACACTCTTACACTATCCGGTATGGAAGTAGAGCCTGCAAACTTTGTTGCCTCTCCTACTGCTGCTGATCCATTCGCAGGAATGTCTTCAGCTACCGTAACTGTTACAGAGGGTACAAACTCTTAATAGTTTCTTATTTAATAATTGAAAGGGGGTTGCAGAAATGTAACCCTCTTTTTTTTGAACAAAAACTAAGTTCTTTAGTTATAATTATATGATAAAGTTATTACCGAATACAGACCCTCAAACAATAAGTATTATCCCTAGGGAATATATTGAGGCGAATAATTTACAATTAGTGATAAAGGAGGATGGTACTAAAAAAACACAGACGTTAAGTAATTTAACTTCTGTTAAAAGTGGTAATTTTCTAAATATAGATTGTACCTTTAGTATCTTATCAGATGATAGCTCTTATTCAATAGAATTAAAGCAAGGTTCAACTTTACTTTACAGAGATAAAGTTTATTGCACTTCGCAAACAAGTAGCATCGTATCTCATACATTAAACACAAACGAATATGACCCTTACGATTCTGAGACACAAGAGCAACAATATATAATAATATGAGTAGAAGAAACATAAAAGTGACTAGAAATATTCAGCCACAAAAGAAAGCCGATTCAAGTATGAGAGTAATAAACCTATCCGGCTATGAAATACCTACAGTAAAAGAGCATACCAGAAAGGATTGGGTTGAATATGGTGACGATAATAACTATTTCTATGAACTCATAGAGAGGTATTTAGGTAGTCCAACCAATTCAAGATGTATCAACGGTATCATTGATATGATTTATGGTAGAGGTTTAAACGCAACAGATTCAGAGGAAAAAGCTGAGATGTTCGGCAAGATGCAAAGTGTTTTAAACGGTAGAGATATTAAAAGAATTGTTAATGACCTTAAAATGTTAGGTCAAGCTGCAATTCAAGTAGTGTATAAATCTGGGAAGACTGAGATATCAGGATTATATCATTTCCCAATGGAAACATTAAGAGCCGAGAAGGCCAAAGATGGTAAAGTACAAGGATATTATTATCATCCTGATTGGGCTAATATAAAGCCATCAGACAAGCCAAAAAGAATACCATCGTATAAGAATGGTAGTAAGTCGGATAAGATTGAAATATACTGCGTAAAACCGTACAGAGCAGGTTTTTATTACTATAGTCCTGTAGATTATCAAGGGTGCTTACAATATTGCTCCCTAGAGGAAGAAGTATCTAACTATCACTTAAACAACATTAAGAATGGACTACAACCTTCTCTACTACTTAATTTTAATAACGGTATTCCTACAGATGAAATCCAGGAAATAATCGAAAGAAAGATTTACGATAAATTCAGTGGGTCATCTAATGCCGGTAGATTTATATTAGCCTTTAATGAAAGTGCTGAAAGTCAATCAACTGTAGAGCCTATACATTTACCGGATGCTCACGCTCAATATGATTTCTTAGCTAAAGAAAGTAGAGAAAAGATTATGATTGGTCACGGAGTAGTTTCCCCTATCTTACTGGGTATTAAAGACAACACCGGGTTTGGTAACAATGCTGAGGAGCTTAGAACAGCTTCTATCCTTATGGATAATATTGTTATTCGACCATTTCAAACATTATTAATTGATGCTTTTAAAGAGTTACTTGCATTCAATGGTATTATGCTTGATTTATATTTTGTAACTCTTCAGCCAATAGAATTTACGGAGCTTGATAATATAGCCACTAAGATTAAGAGAGAGGAAGAGACCGGTGAGAAATTGTCTTCAGATAAAGTTGAACTATCTTCTGAGGAGGAAGATGATGATTTACTAGAGATTGAGGTTGATTTTGATTTTGTAGAACCTAGCGAAGAAGAATAAATATGAAAGCATTATTTATAACACTTAAAGAACTAAAAAGAAAATCAATCTTTGATGGAAATCTAGATGCCGACAAACTGATTCAATTTGTTGAGGTAGCTCAAGATACACAAATACAAACTTATTTAGGGACTAACTTATACGTTAAATTACAAACAGATATTATTGCGGATACTTTATCAGGTAACTATGAAACTTTAGTAAATGATTACATCAAACCAATGCTTATCTGGTATACTCAAGCAGCTTATATTCCTTACGCAGCGTATCAAATATCTAATGGCGGTATATATAAACATAATTCAGAGAATGCTACATCTGTAGACGCATCAGAAATTAGAACATTAACAGAACACGCTACAGAGACTGCTGAATTTTATACTCAAAGATTTATGGATCATATGAACTATAATAGCCATTTATACCCTGAATTTATAAGTAATCAGGATGATGGAATGTATCCTCATAGAGATATAAACTTTACTGGGTGGGTTTTATGATAGAGAAAAAAAAGAAGAAGTCTTACAGACCTAAAAAAGAAAACGAAATACGCTTAAAAAGTTATTTAACAAACAGGGATGAGCGACACAATAAATTGGGGGAGCATATACGCAGTTAGTTGGTTTGGTAGTGCTAACGAAGATGTAAGTGGTGCAAACGGATGGGGTTCAATATATCCTTTTGATGCAGACGGTTCATTTCTAAGGTCGGATACAATAGATATAACATCAGATACAACATTATATAAAGCAGACGCAACACAATACTAAGATATGGCACAACAAACGATTAACATTGGAACTACAGCAAATGACGGTACAGGTGATCCGTTAAGAACCGCATTCGATAAAGCAAACGACAACTTCAATGAAATATATGCAAATGATTTTGTAACTGCAAGCAGAATAGCTGACAACATCCAACTAGATGGAACTGAGAGTTTAGGAATACCTTCTGGAACTACAGCAGAAAGACCCGGGTCACCTAGTGCAGGTATGTTCCGATACAATACAACAACAAATGAATTTGAGGGATATACTACCGAATGGGGAGGTATCGGTGGAGGAGATGTAGCGACTATCTATTATGATACATTTACAGGAGATGGTACTACAGTTGCTTTTACTGCTTCACAAAGTATAGATTCTAAAAATAATACTCAAGTTTATTTTGATGGGGTATATCAATCAAAAGATAATTATTCTGTTTCAGGAACTACCATAACATTTACTACAGCACCTCCTAATGGAACTGATATAGATTTAGTGCATATTAAAGCAATAGCACTTACTACAGTTGCTGATGGATCTATAACAAATATTAAATTAGCCGACGATGTTGTAACATATTCTAAACTAGGAGATGAATTTAACACAATATCTGCTATGTCAGCAGATGACGTAGATTTCTCTTTAGCACAGGTATTTACTAAGACATTAGCAGCTAGCACTACTTTGACATTCTCAAACGTATCTACAGGTATGGTTAAGGACTTAGTAATCACAGGAGATTTTACTCTAACACTTCCAGCTTCTGTAAAAATAGTTGCAGGAGAATATGATGGAACAGTTAGCAACCTTATTCAAATAATATCAACCAATGGCTCAACAGAACAATGGGCATCAATATCACAAGAAGTAGTATGATAGCAATAGATTTAAA